TGTTAATTAATACATCAACAAATTGCGATCCAGTATTACCATCTTGATTACTGATATTTTCAGGATACCCATCAGCTACTGATTTATCAGCAGCTGGTACAACAGTACATCTATTAACTAATATAGTTATAAAAGCATCATCATTATCACAATAAGTACTACATGTTTCACTAAAAACTTTTAAACAATCTATAGTAAAAACATTAGCCATCCTAAATTCACTAAATTTAGTAGGTCCAGCTGATGATGTTTCTTGACAATTAAAAAATACTTGATTAGGTTCAGCAAAATAATCTTTTGTTGTTGAAATTTTTGATGGTCCAGATGTAGGCGTGCCATCTGCGTTAAAGGAAGCTGTTTGCGTAAAATTGCATCTACGCGTTTTATTAATTTCTGAGAACCTAATAGGTCCTGATGTTGGTACTACTCCATCTGCCATAATAATATTTATTTATTGATTTTATTATAACCAGTTTTTTATAATATCTAAGTTAGTTAAACTTATTCGTAAGTAGTTATCTATTTTTTTATATAAAAATTTGCCTTTTATCAAACTTTCATATTTTTTATCTAACAAAACATAATTACCATTACTTTCTACGTGATCATACTTGCTTTCAAGATATCTTTTTGTTTCTAACATTCTTTCAATATGTTCATTTATTTTTGGTAATAGTTTATCAATTTTATTAACAGTTTCTGTTGTAGTAATATATTGAGGTCTATTCTCTTGCAAATATTTTATAATATTACTATTACACGTATACGCAAAACCGCATCTTAATCCTGCTAACCCTAAACTTTTACTAAATGATCTTAAAACAATTACATTAGGGTAAGGTTTATTAAGTAAACTATATGCATCTGAGTATTCAATATAAGCTTCATCAATAATACAAGCTTTAGATTCATTTATTATTCTATAAAGTGTATCTTTATTATATTTTTTACCATTATTACCATTAGGATTAGCAAGGTAAACTATTTTTCCGGAAAAATTACATTTATCTATATTTGTAACATTGTAATGTTTTATATTTTTTACTTTACAATATGCTTCAACTAATTTAAAAGTTGGTTGAATAATATATACATATTCACATAAAAAATAATTTAGTAAACGTTGTAATACTTCACTACTACCCAATCCTATTGCTATTTCATTTATATCTATCTTATAGTGATTAGATATTAGCTTATATAGTTTTAGTTCATCTGGGTAATCTACACTAAAATCTTTATCGTATACAACGTTTCTACTAAGATCTAGTAGTTTTGATGATTTATCTTTAAGATGATACTCTCTAAACACGAAAGTATTTACTTACTTTTTCTTTTTCTTCCAATTAACTCTTTTAGAGCTTTTTTTCTGATACATCTTACCTTTTATTTTTCGGCAAGCTGCTTTAGTTGGTCTACATGCCGGGTAACTGCCACCTGATTTTTTAGATTTACGTCCGCAAGGTCCTCCGGTTTTACAATTTATCCAACCACTAAATTTTTTACCAGTCTTTGGATCTTTACCACCGCGTTTGAACCATTGATGAAGACTATCACTAGCTTCATTAACATAGTATTCATATAGTTCATCGAAATTCATTACTTACCTTTTCGCATTTTGTTAGCGTGTAATTTATCACCAGCTTTTTTAGCGGCTTTATATGCTTTAGAACCTTTTCTTGCAGATTTTTTACCGGACTTTCTTTTTTTGTTTATATTAGCCCATAAACTTTCATATAATTGATCAAATGTAGTTATTTTTTCTTCCATATCTTACCTTTTCTACATCTTACGATTGCACCTGATTTATATGCTGAAGTTTTCTTACCATATACTTGATCAGCTTTACGTTTACATCTATCAGCAGCATCTTCTTCTTTATTATATGGATTAAAACCAGCTTCTTTACGAGCTTTCTTCAAAGCTTCCGTTTCATGTTTCGGATCACCTGGTCTGAAATCATAAAAATCATCATCATGTTCATCGTCTTCTATAGCTCTACCTAAAGGAGATTTTTTTAAATGCGATTGTATAGCTTGAGACTTTTTAGCTCTTTCTAATTTTCTCTTTAGCATATCAACATATTCAGTACCACCGCCATACATTTTTACTCTGCTAGGATCAGGATTAGCTATTAATGCTTCAAGACTTTCTATTTCAGTTTCTTCAAAAAATTGTTTAAATGTTTTCATAAATTTACCACTTTCTACATGACCAATAACGAGCTTTAGTTTTAGGTCCAGGATTATCACAGTTATGTCTAGCTCTAAATGATCTTCGTCGAGCTGGATTATTTTTTCTTATTCTCATAGTTTTTCTTTTAGCAGAAGTACCACCATGACCAAAATTAACCTTTTTAACATTACCTGTTTTAGGATCCTTTACATAAACTTTAAACTTCTTTACATCACCTCTCATAGGTTTGTTAAGTTTAACTTTTCTTCCTCTATATTCTGCATCTTCTTCAAATGATTCAAGCAGATGGGATACCGTGTCGTTAAAATTCATATAATTATTTATTATCTCCTATAAATATTAATATGGCCAATAAAGATAATGACTTAATTTTCGAAGCTTATAATAAAAAATTAAATGAAGATTGGGAGAAAGGTACATCAAAAGCTCCTAAAGGTAAATCATTTGATATGTCAAGAGGCGGCGCTCCAAGTAATGTTGATGCTGCAAGAGATGGAGCAGGTGGTAGATATAGAAAAACACGTCCACCAAGCGCACCGTCTAAAAAAACTCATGGTGAGATGGAAGAAAATATACCTGAAGAAGACGATTTAGGTTTAGGTCCAATGGTTGGTCGTATTATGAAGCTTGCCGGAGATCTTAACAATGATATGTCCAGACCTGCAAAAGTTACTGTTCACATTCAAGGCTTAGAAGATGAAGAAGATGATAGAGTATCTTCTTATATGAAGTTACAAAAAGCTAAAGAAAATATGCTTAAAATGCCAGACGTAGAGAAAGAAGAAAGAGAAAGAGCAGGACTAGCTCACGCAAGAGCAGTTGCAGATCATTATGAAGATGATAAAAAAGAAGACGGCGAAACAGTTTATATTCAAGCTGGTATGCCTGAATCTGATTGCGGAGATGATTGCGAATGCGATGATTGTAGTGATGATAATGAAAACTATGACGGTGAGTTAGATATGGCTCGGGTAGAATTATTAAAAGCTAATGAATATGCAGCTAAATTATTTAAAATGGTAGGTGATAAAGAAAGTTTAGAAGGATGGGTAGCAAGTAAAATTACTAAAGCATCAGACTATTTATCATCAGTATATCACTACTTAGATTATAATGATAACTTCGATAATGTTGAAGATGAAAGCGTTGAATTAGATACTTTACAAGGTACCGATACAGCTAAAGATACTGGCTTTGCCGGTGATCAAGAAGACCAAGTTAACGATGAATTGAAAGAAAAACATTATGAAGAAGGTCAGCAAAAAGGTCTTAGTGGTAAAGATTTAGAAGATTATGTTGAGTTAATGATGTCTCAACCAGGACCACACGGTTAAATTAATTTATTATCAAATATACGCTTAACTTCTTGATCAACAGACCCGTATAAATCTTTAATTAATTCATTACGGGTTTTTTCATCCCCGCTTTTATACATATCACGTATTTCAGATGCACTTCTTATATCTTTACCTAATATATCAAAGTCCATTGTTGGTAAAGTAAGAATATATCCATGCTTAGCCATAAATTCACTTTCACCTACGCTTGAGAATGGTTGGAAATAACTTGGTGTACCATCTTTTTTAGTTCCAAATTTAAATCTTGGCCTATCACCTTCCATATCTTTTTCACTAACTGCAAAAATAACTTTTGTATTATCTGAATTATATCTACTAACTATTTCACTTGCTAAATATGGATTAGTAGTTTGCATTACAAAATTAGGATCAATACCTGCACTTTGTATCATTTTCTTTTTATCTTCAAAATCAAACGGAGAGTTTGTATCATTTGTTTTATTAGATGTAGATATAAATATATCAGCAAAAGGAAATTGTTCTTTTAATTTGTTATACACCGAAGCATGCCCTTTATGAAATGGGTGGAATCTACCAGGATAAACAACTAATGTTTTAAATTGTTTTACTTCTTCGAACTCATTAACTAAATTAAACATTTCACCAAAGGTTGTAGGCGTTTGTCTTAATCTTGTACCTTCTCCTGTATTAAAAACAGGAGGGTTATTAATATAGTTTGCATAGTATGGAGCTATTTCAGTTTCTTCTTCTTTGTTTTGAAATTTACTTTCCATGCCCCTAACAATAAATTCCCCTGTAACTTTAACTGGTGATGGAGATAATTTAGGATCTCTTATAACTATACCTTCATGATATTTAACATCGCCCATATCTGAAGTTAATGTAGTTAAAAGTTCATCACCTAATAATCTAGTAGCATGGTAAATTACTGCACCGTCTATAGCTTTTTGATAGTCTTCTTCATTAGCAACAAATAAATCAACAGGTACTCCATTTAAAATTTGTAGATATACAAACTTACTAAGTGCACCTACCTTTTTACCGTCTTCTAATTCAATTTTTTCACCGAAAGGATTGTCTGCTTCTTCTAAAAATTTACGTAAAGGTTTTTGAATTTTTTCGTTCTTAATCGTTACGTTAAAGTTTTTATTAAGAACATTTTCATAATTAGGTCTTTTAGTAAATCTTGTAGGTACTGATCCATAAACTTTAAAATTATAAGGTTCCGCATATTTGTTTAATTTTTTAATTAAAGAATCTAAAACTTTAGGATTATATTCTACTTCTTTACTTGCTCTTCTCTTAGGTGTTGCTTGATAAAATTCATTTATACCGTGAATAGCTAAAAAATCGTTTTCATATTGTAAAACATTCGATTGACCTTCTACAAATTCAGTATTAAAAAATCTATTAGAATTATCTATCATACCGAGTTGTTTTAATTCAGGTTCAATAGCTGGTAATGCTTCATTCATTATTGAAAGTAATTTATTACCAGCATTTACCATTCCATGACCTTCACCGAATCTATCTAATAATTTATCAATAGTAATACCTTGCAAATCTAAAGGTTTCATACTACCTCTATCTAATGCAAATCTTTTACCTTGATCGGTATCTACTAATCTAAAGCTTGCATTTACTCCATCTATCTTTAAAGAAGGTGAAGATTGATTTATACTATTAACAATTTTATTAAAAAAATTAATTAAATCATTACCTGTTTTATTTTCAGGTACATCAAATGGATGAGCCATATGACCTGCAGCTCCTCCTTCATTAATTAAATTATATAATTCGTTAAATGTTTTCATGTTAATGTGCAACTCCAACCTTTACCATCTTTACGACGTGAAAATCTAAAATTACCTTTCAAGTTATTAATTTGAGAATAAAAATCGGATAAAGTAGATAAATTTTGCATATTTACCGTTTGTAAAACTAAATCATTTCCAATTTGATTATAACCTAAAAATACATCAAAACCTTGAGCTTTTTGATAATAGTATAATTGAATAATACCACCAAGTTGAGTAACCATATTTACTCCTAATCTACCCATTCCAGGTCTTAATCTACCTCTTTGTAAGTAATAATCTCTTTCCTGAAACATCAGATCTGAAAGATTATGATCTTTTATTAATTTAAACAATTCATCTTTTGATTGTTCTAAACCACAATACTTAGCAATAAACTTACTAATATTTTGTAAAATTAATTCATTATTATCACTTGTTTCTTCTAAGTCACTAAAGTCATCAGTAAGAGCTGCGGTTTTACATAGTCTACCACCTGGACCTTTTAATTCAATTTCTAAACCACCTGTACTTAAATCTCCTTTTTTAGGTTTAACACCGTCGCATAAAAATGCTAAATATAACTCTCCACATCCTGGAGCTCCATGGGTAGGAGCTTCTGGTAACGCACACCAAGCTTTATCAAAATATTTGTTATATACATCAGTATTAGGAAAGCTATTATTAATAAAATCGTCTAATTTAAATAAAGCACTATTATTGCATAAATTTACTAGATTATCTTGAGCTGATTTAAATTTATCATCATTTAACTCAATTCTGGCAGCGTAAGTATAACTTTGAAAAGTATTGAGATTATCATTAATATTACCACCAGCTTTTTCTAATCTATCTTCTATCTTTTTTCTACCAGCTATACTATCAGTGGTGCCCATCTTAACATAACGAGATAGAATATCTTCGTAGTATTTTTGATCTACATTTGCAAGTAATTCATAACTATCACCCTTTTTTGTATAAAGAGCTACGTCTTCGTTATATACTTTATCTAGTGGTCTCCAGCTCATGTCGTAACGTCTATATCAGATGAATATTTCTTCATGATATTAATAAAACGTTTAAGAGCTTCTTTTGCATTTTTTTCATTTATGTCTTCGTAGTCACTAAGTTCATTAATATCTTCGGCTTCTATTTTTGTAGCTAATGCTTTTTTAAGTAATCTAACTAACAAAACTTCACTTTCAGGTGATAGTTTAGTAACTTCTACTTCAGGGTCCGGTATATCAGGTTGAGGAGCCGGTGTTAAATTTGTTGGTTGAGAGTTAGGTGATACTGCAGCAGGATTAGGCATATCTCCTGGCTGTTGCTCAGCTAATAGTTTATCTATTTGTTCTATAAATTTCATTATTTAAAACTCTTTTCTAATTGATTTAATTTTTTAGTTATACGAGTAAGAACTTTACCCATTGATCTATCTAATTTTTTAACTGCTCTTGTAGGAGGGTTACCACCTAATTTAGTAGCAATTTCTGCAGCTTTACCTAATGCGTCAATATCTCCTTGAGTTTTTTTCTGATCAATTGGCTCTCTCTTTCCTAAAAATTCATTTAAAATGCCTGATGCTTTTACTGTAAACTTGTCCATAATATTATTTATCTAATTATGAGTAGTTTTGTAGATAACCTGTTGAAGTAATCTGTATTCAAAAAACTTAACTCATATTTTTTTGTAAAACTTTTTATTTTACTAAAAGTAAATCTACTTATATCTATACTATTTACTTTACTTACCATTGAATTTATAGTAGTGTATCCTCTACCATCTTTAGTATCAATTAAATGATTGAGATATTCAATAGAATATTTACTAATATAAAATTTAACTGGTAACAATTTTTCAATTCTTCTTAATATATTAGTTAAAGTATTTAAAAGTTCATTTTCATTAAAATATTTTAAAATTTCTATATCATCTATTTGAGTATTATTAAAATAAACAATAGATTTACCACTTTTTGAAAGAACTTTTTCACAAACCTGAAATATTATATGATGTATAAAATATCTTTTTACGTTTGTATTATTAATACTATTATCTAATAAATTAAATTCATACAGAGAATTTATAATATCAAATTGAATTCCATCTCTGAATAATTCATTAAAGTCTAAAATATTAATCTCATGAGATTTTAAAGTAATATCAGGCATCATTATCTTTATTATAGTATTGTTCCAGTAAAGCTTGAGGTGGTTTACCTATTCTGCAGTTTATAATACCATTATAATAATCTTCACTTAAAAGAACGTCTCTATCAAATTGTTCTTTTGCTTCAAAATAACTTAATTCGAATTTACTATTGCAAAATTTTAATATTTTAAATACAAATTTATCATGACCCATTGAAGCAATATCTATATTAAGAGCATCTGATGAACCTGTATAATATTTCCAATCACTTTCTACTATACTGATACGTTTACGTTTTTTACCTTTTAATGGATTACGCTTTATTCTACGTACCATTTGTTTTTTACCTATATACTTTTTATGAGTTACAGTATTAACTATTTCGTATATAAATCCATATGCATCTTCTGGGATTGCTCCGTAAACTTTCCAATGTCCTGTATCAGCCACGAAAATATTTACTTCTTATTTTTCTTTTTTCTACGTTTCTTACCAACTACCCCGTTTCTGGAATAGGTTGCTCCTAAAGCTTTAGGTACTCTCGCATCACCAGGGGCATAAAAATCAGTTGCTGTTTGAGCCCCGCCTTGTGTACTTGCTGCTGGTACAGGACCTAAAGCTCCTCCACCAACTGAATTATCATCTTCTTCTTTAGCATCAAGATAAGCGGCTATAGCCATTTCTCTTTTTTTCTTTTTTGACTTACCTTTAAACTGTGGTGCTTTAGATTTAGCAAAATCTTTTACATAATCGCCAGCATCATGTTTTTTAGGATCTAATTTTTCGTTTAACCCCTTTCGCATTCTTAATATTTTTTGATACATTAGTCCTAATTGTGTATAATCACCTGAACCATCATTTTGTAAATCTTCAAGTTTCAGAGGTGCGTTATGAAATTTTTCTACTTCTTTATCTTCTTTATCTATAGCTTCACGCCTGGCTGTTAAATATTTACCATTGTTTTCAAATTGATAAAATTTACTACGCGCAGCATCTTTCTCTGGTCCTTCCGGTGCATTGATAGCCTTCCTGCCTAATTCCATTCTTTCTTTTTCAAGCCGTTTATGCTCACCATAGTAATCGTATTTCTTTTTAAACTCTTCAGTTTCATATATACGAGGTCTTTCTAATTTTTTATTAAGATAATTTCCTAATTTTTGTATAAACTTAGATATTAAAACTTCAGGATTTTTTTCATCTGAAAAGGCATTAGTCATACCATATTTGTTACCTGCATATAAAAAAGCGAATGAACCAGCATCAAAAATTTGTTGTCTTGTTTTACCAACCAAACTATTCATAAAGTCTCTAAACGTCCCGCCCATACTTTGTTTCATTAGTTCATAACTATCTTCACTTAATAAGACTCTAAATTTCTTTTCATATAGACTTGTTTTTCGCATATAAGTATTTATAATAAGAGTGTGAATATTATAGAGCAATATATATCTGAAATTGAAAAAGACTTAGAAATTAATGAATTCAATATAAAAGAGTCATCGATGAAAACACCTGCTCGTAAGCATTTTTGGGTAAGTAAACTTATTCAACATAAAAAAGCTTTATATAAACTACAACAAGAAAAGGAAACTATTAAAAAGCAAGTAATGGATGAAATTATAAAAACTAGTGCTATAAAAATTACTGCTCCTATAGCAGAAAAGGCTAGTTATAAGCATCCTAAAATGAAAGAAATAAATCAAAAAATTAATGATGAATCTTTAATAGTAGAATTTTTAGAAAAAACTGAAAAAACCTTTAGTAGTATCTCATTCGATATAAAAAATATTATTGAGATTATGAAAATGGAACAATTATGATTTCTTTTACATACGATAGAAATAAAATAAAACTGCAATGTGATAATCTTGATATAATAAGAGAGCATTTCAGTATAAAAGATGAAACAGCTCGGTTTAGATTAAAAGGTAGAGCGCGTTTTTATGCTAATCCAAGAATTTATTGTATAACACCTACCGGATTGTTTGAACCTGGATTATTTTTTGATATTTTAACTTTTATTAAAAGTGAATTTCCTGATGAAGATATTAATGTATCTCCTGATATTTTATCGATAGTAAAACCAAGTTATAAAGAAGGTGAAATATATAATGAACTAACGCATGAATTAAGAGATTATCAAGAAGATGCGTTAAAAGAATGTTTAAAGTTTGGTAGAGGTATAATTAAGCTCGGAACCGGTGGTGGTAAAACGTTAACTATTGCTTCTTTACTAATGAGTATGTTTAAACTTAATGAAAATTTTAAATGTTTAATTATTGTACCTGATTTAGGATTAGTTAATCAGACGTTTAAAGACTTTAACGATTATAATGTAAGATTTAAATATACGAGATGGACTGGTAAAATTAAACCTGACTTAACATCTAATGTTATTATAGCAAATAGAGGTATATTGCAAAGTCAGTTTGATGATTTTGACTTTTTAAAATATGTTGATGCTTTAGTTGTTGATGAATGTCATACAATTAAAAAAGGTAATAAAGTAAGTAAGTTAGTTCAACAAATACAAACTAATCATAAGTTTGGTCTAACTGGTACCTTACCTGATAATAAACCTGATGAATGGAATATATTAGGTAAGATAGGTAGTGTAATTTATGATAAAGATAGTTATGCTTTACGTTTAGAAAATTATTTAACTAATGTAAAGGTTAGTATTATTGAACCGAAATATAAAATTAAACCTGTATATACTACTGATAACCATTATCGTGAAGAATTAGATTTTATATATACTAATCAATATAGAAATAATCTCATTAAAAATATATGTAATAATTTTAATAATAATTCTTTAATATTAGTCAATCATTTAGCTCATGGAGATGCTTTGTATGATATATTATTAGAATGCAATGATAAACAAGTATTTTTTGTAAAGGGTGAGGTAGAAGTAGAAGAGCGAGATAGAGTTAAAAAAATAATGGAAACTAATAATAACGTTATTTGTATTGCAATGACTTCGATATTCAGTACTGGTATTAATATTAAAAATATTCACATGATTATGTTTGCTTCGGGTGGTAAAAGTTTTATACGAACTATTCAATCTATTGGACGTGGTTTACGCTTGAATGAAAATAAAGATAAATTAGTAATTATAGATTTTGCAGATAAACTAAAATATGGTGAGCGTCACGGTGATAAAAGAAAAGAAATATATCTTCAGGAAAATATACCATTTAAAACTACGGAAATAGTTGAAAAATAAAGTTTTTATATTATAATTTTAATTATGGCTAATAAGAAAGCAACCGGTAAGAAGAGGGGTCCTAAACCTAAAAAAACTGAATATTATGTTAACCCAGAAGAGTTTAAACAAGAATTAATTAATTATTACGAATCTGATGATTGTACTAGAACTTTAGGAGAAATGATAACTAAGATAGCATATGGGTTAAGTTATTCGAGTAATTTTATTAATTACACTTACCGAGATGAAATGATAGGTGATGCATTAGTTAAAATGTTTACTGCTGTTCAAAATAAAAAATTTAATGTTGATTCAGGTAATAACCCTTTCTCTTATTTCACAACTATAGCTTTTCATGCCTTTATTAATAGAATAAAAAAGGAAAAGAAGCATACTGAAACTGTTAGTCAATATAGAGATAAAGTCTATGAAGAAGAAATGATCGAATCCGCTGGAGGAATGGTTTATATAAAACCTGCTAACGACGAAGAAGATACATTTAATGGATAATAAAATTGCAATTTTTTCAGATCTTCATTTAGGAGTCCATCAAAACAGTGATTTTTGGTTAGGAGTTTCTAAAAGATGGACTGAATGGTATATCAAACAGTTAAAATATTATGATATAAAAACTATAATATTTTGTGGAGACTTCTTTCATTATAGAGATGAAATATCAGTTAAAACTTTAAACTTTGCTAAAGATCTTTTAGATATGTTTAAAGATTTTAAAATAATTATGATAACTGGTAATCATGATGCTTGGTATAAAGATACAAGTGAGATTAATAGTTTAAGTATCTTTAAAGGTTATAAAAATGTTACTATATATGATAAATTAACTACCATTGAATTACTTGATAAGCGAGTTACTTTTTGTCCTTGGGGTACTAATCTAAATGATATCCCTGAAAGTGATATTTTATTCGGTCATTTTGAATTAGAAAATTTTAGAATGAATGCTTATAAGATTTGTGATCATGGAGATGATCCTGAATTGTTAGTTAATAAAGCTTCAACAATTTATTCTGGTCATTTTCATAGAGAAGATACAAAATATTATAATAATAAAAGAGTAAAAATAGTTTATGTGGGGAATCCTTTTGAAATGGATTTTGGAGATAGTGGTTCTCGAAAAGGGTTTTATATACATGATTTATATACTAATAAAAGTGAATGGGTAGATAATACTATATCACCGCAACATATAAAAATTATATTAAGCAATCTTATAAAACGAAATGATAAAGAGGTAGAGTATATCTTTAAAAAAATACTACCTGGTAATATCATTAAACTAATAATTGATAAAAATATTAGTACAGAGCATTTAGATGCCCTTACGACAAAATTCTTAACTTGCAAACCTTGTGAATTAAGGATTGATTATGATGTAAATTATAATAAACTTAAAATAGAAAGCGATGAAGAATATGACTTATCTGGAGTTGACATTAAGCAAGCCATCAACGACTTCGTAAACATGTTAGATATAAACAATAAAAAAGAAGTAGTAGATTATACCTGCTCTTTATTTGATACCGTAAAATGAAATACGTAAACTTTACTGAACTAAAAATTAAGAATTTCCTGTCTATAGGTAATGACCAAGTAGTAGTAGACTTTAAGAAAGGTCTTCATATTATTACTGGTATAAATCGAGATAAAGAAGATAGAAGGAATGGTGTGGGGAAAAGTACTGTAGCAGATGCTTTATATTTTGCTATCTTTGGTACTACTTTAAGAGATATTAAAAAGAATTTTATTGCTAATAATTTAACTGCAGGTACTTGTGAAGTTCAATTAACGTTTACAGTTGATGATCCTCAACATGGGGTTAATGAGTTTAATATTATACGTACTTTGAATCCAAGTAAATGTTATATCTATAAAAATGGTAACGATAAAACGAGAGATAGTATAGTTAATACTAATGAGTATATTCATACTGTATTATCTTCTACTCCTGAAATATTTCAAAACTGCGTTATTATGACTCTTAATAATCATATACCTTTTATGGGTAAGAGTAAAAATGATAAACGTAAATTTATTGAGCAGATTTTTAATCTAGAAGTTTTCTCTAAAATGTTAAATGAGTTAAGAACCAATTACAACGAAGTAAAAAGAAATTTTGATGTTGAAATAACTCGATTAGAAGAAAGTAATAACTATCTTGAAGCTCAAAAAGGTCATAGAGATACGTTTAATACTAATAAAAATAATCGCATCGATATACTTAAAGAGACTATAGAGAAACATAAGGAAGACTTAGGAGAAGCTAACGATAAGTTAGATAAGATTAATGAGTTAAATGATGAGCCCTATAGAGAGAAGTTAGTAGAGTTAAATGGTAAACTTGAAGAAAAGCAAAATCAAAGACAAGATCTTTATACGCATATAACTGAAAGTAAATTAAATTTAAGTAACAATAAAGAAAAATTAAGTAAGTTAGGTACTGAAGAAGATACTTGCCCTGTTTGTTTAAGACCAATGGAAGACCATGATCATGTAAGAATAGAGCGAGAAAAGATATATATTCAATATCAATTAGATCAAGCCGATAGTGATATAGAAGTTGATGAAAATAACTTAACATTATTTGATGAAGAAATAGGTAAAATTAATAAAGCTATAAAAATAGTCGAAGGTAAAATATCAGATATTGAAAAGCAAAAATTTGGTAAAACTCACGTTGAAAGTTCTATAGAATATATTGGTAAATGTATTAAAGAGGTAGAAGACGAGCTCGGTGGTGTTGAAAATGAAACTAATACCTTTTCTGATTCAGTAACTGAGTTAGAGCAAAAAGTTGAAACTATTGGTAATGAACTTAATAGTATTAAGAAAGTTTTAAATTTATTAGATGTAGTTAAATTTGTTGTAAGTGAAGAAGGTGTAAAAAGTTTTATAGTTAAAAAGATACTTCAGCATTTCAATAGTAAGTTAACTTACTTTCTTAAAAAGTTAGATAGTAATTGTGTATGTATGTTTAACGAATATTTTGAAGAAGAAATAGTAAATGAAAAAGGTAAGATATGTACATATAATAATTTTTCTGGAGCAGAAAGAAAAGCTATAGATCTTGCTTGTTTATTCTCTTTTATGGATATGAGAAAAGCTCAAGGCGATGTTCATTATAATATTAGTTTCTATGATGAGTTGTTTGATAGTAGTTTAGATGAAAAGGGTGTAGAGTTAGTTTTGGAAATACTAAACGAAAGAGTAGAAAAATATAACGAATGTGTATTTGTTATAAGTCATAGAAAAGAAAGTATTAAAGCTGCATCTGGAGATATTATATTCTTAGAAAAGCATAACGGAATAACAAAACGAATTAACTTCGTTGATTAAAAATTTAAACAAAATAAGTAAAGATAATATGCATATACAAGGTAATTTACCATTTCAACCTGCAGGTCCACCGATGGGAGGTGTTGTACCTTTTCAAACTCAGGGACCTATTCCGATAAGCCAACCTAATACTACAGTTAACCCTGATGAACAAAAACTTCCACGTTTTATAAATTACTATGCAGATTATTCAGGCTGCGGTCATTGGAGGATGATATGGCCTGAACAAGTTATGAATGCTCATCAAAAAGCAGTTGTTCATGGTACTACTGTAATGAATATCGATGAAAGATATTATATTGATTGTAAAGGTATTCGAATACAAAGACAAGCTACTCCTCAACAAATGCAATTTGTAAAATTTTTACGTCAATTATGTGACAAAAAAAATATGAGACTTATCTATGAAATTGACGATGTATGTTTTAGAGAAGATATTCCAGATTATAACAAATATAAAACTGCCTTTGAAAACGATGATATAAGAAATTCATCTCAAGAAATGATGGCAATGTGTGATGAAATTACTGTTACTTGTGATTTTATGAGAGATTATTATCGTTCTAAAACAGGTAATAAAAACGTAACCGTGTTACCTAATTTTATGCCAAAGTTTTGGATAGGTCGTTTTAATGATCTTAATCGTACAATGCAAAGTTTAGAAAAAAATAAACGTAAACCAAGAATCTTATATTCAGGTTCAGGAGCTCACTTCGACGTAGAACAAAGAGTAAAATTTAAAGACGATTTTTATCACGTCAATGATGTAATACGAAAAACTGTTGACAAGTATCAATGGGTGTTTATGGGAGGTCATCCTTTACCTTTAATGGATCTTATTCAATCCGGTAAAATTGAATTCCATCCATGGGCTAAATTATTTGATTACGGTCAGGCATTATATAACTTAAATGTGAATATGATGGTAGCTCCTTTACAAGATAATATTTTTAATAGATCAAAGTCTGATTTAAAATATATTGAAGCAGGTGCGTTAGGATTACCTATTGCTTGTCAAGATATGTGTACATATAAAAATGCACCTATTAAGTTTAAAACTGGTGATGAAATGATCGATCAAATTGATGCTACATTAAAAGATACTAAACGTTATAAATCTTTATGTAAAAAAGCTAATAACTATGCTCAAACGCGTTGGTTAGAAGATGATAAAAATATCGATTGTTACACTGAACTTTATCAGTATGACGTGAATGATCCTAGAAGAGTAAATCTTTCAAGATACAATTAACAGTTTGTTCAAACTTAAATTCAGTTTGTATAGGTTTCCGTGCTGCTTTCTTTGAAGCTTCTTTCTTCTTATCTGGATGCACACGAGTTTTTGAACCCATCATACCTTGTTTATTTTTTCTAGCTCTATTAGCTGCTGCTACTGCTGCACCTCTTTTACCTAATTCAGATGCAATATTACGATATGCTTGTTGACCCGATAAGCCTCGTTCATACATTATAGCTAATATTTTTTGATGTGTTTGAGCGTCCATTAAATTATTTATTGATTATTTATAGGAACTATAATATAATTAAAGGGTGAGTTATCGTAATATATACTATGATCCGGTTGAGAGATGTATTAACCTATTTACTTGGGATAAAAATGGTAAAAGAATAAAGGTTACTACGAGTTATGATCCTTATCTTTATGTTGAAGGTAAAGGTGAAGATGAGTCTATATTCGGTACTAAGTTAGTAAAGAAATCTTTTCGTACTCAATACGATAGATATAAGTTTATTAAAGATACGAACGTTAAAAGAGTATTTGAAAACTTACCTGCAGTTCAACAATATTTGGTAGATACTTTCTGGCAAGAAAATGAAAAACCTGAGTTTAGTAAGAACCCTATTAAGGTATTGTTTATTGATATCGAGACTTATTCTCCTGATGAGTTTCCTAAACCTAATGATCCTACTCATGTATGTAATGTTATAACTGTATATGATTCCTTAAGTGATAGATTTATAACTTGGGGATTAAAAGACTTTAATGTTAAAGAAGATGATGTAACTTATGTTAAATGTTCTTCTGAACGTGAGTTATTTAAGAAGTTTGTTGAATATATTGAAAGTGATTATCCTGATATAATGTCTGGTTGGAACTCTGAGTTCTTTGATATGCCTTATATTATTAATCGTTGTGAAAGATTACTTGGTGAAGAATGGAAGAATAGACTATCACCTTCTGGTAAAGTATATAGTAGAAGTATTAAAGGTCAGTTTGGTATAGAAACTACTCGTCATTATATTGAAGGTGTATCGTTAATTGATTACCTTGATGTATATAAAAGATTTTCAATTGGTGTTAAAGAAAGTTATAAACTTGATGCTATTGGTGAAGCTGAATTAGGTCAGAAAAAGATTGATTATGGTAATCAAAATCTTGCAACTTTATCAGATAATGATTGGCAGTTATTTGTTGAATATAATATTCAAGACGTTAGATTGTTGAAGCATCTTGAAGAAAAACTTCGATATACTGAGTTAATTAAAATGTTAGCTTATGTTGGTCTTACTTCATTTGAAGCTGCTCTTGGATCGTTATCTGTTATTAATGGTGCAACTGCTGTTAGAGCCCGTTATAGAGATCAAAAGATACCTTCATTTATACGTAATGAGGATACAGGCAAGAACCCTGGTGCGTTTGTAGGTGAACCTTTGCAAGGGTTTCAAGAAAATATTATATCGTTTGATGCTAACTCTCTATATCCGAATGTGATGATATCTTTGAATATGTCTCCGGAAACTAAAGTTGGTAAAATTGAAGATAAAAATGATAAAGATATTACTATTAGACATGTAAATGGTCAAACGTTTAATTTACCTATTCAAAAGTTTATTGAGTTTTGTAAAAAAGAAGAGATAGCAATTAGTAAAGCTAATGTTATGTTTACTCAAAAACGTAAAGGTGTAATGCCTGATATCTTAGACTTTTATTATAATAAACGTGTAGAAGTTAAAACTGAACTTGGTAAGCTTAAACGTCAATATCTTAAAGATAAAAGTAAAGAACTTAAGTTTAAGATTGAGCAGTTAGATGCTAAGCAGTTGTGTATTAAAGTTTTTATTAACTCTATATATGGATACTTTGGTAATAAGCATGCTCCTTTTGGTGATGATGATATAGCATCTTCAATTACTTTAACTGGTCAAGCTGTTATCAAACAATCAAATGAATTACTTAAAAAGTATATAAAGCAAAAAACTAATATTGATGATGAAAAAACTCTAAATGAATGTATTGTATATAATGATACTGATAGTAGTTATATTTCAGTTAAGCCTCTAATTACTAATGGACTATCTTTTACTGATAATGAAGGTAAATTAACTCAAGAGTTTCATGATGAAGTTCAAAATATTGAAGACTTTTTAAATGATGAGATAAAAGTATGGGGTGCTAAAAACTTAAACTCTAAAGATTGTAGATTTATTTTTAAACGTGAAGTTATTGCTGACGTTGGTATATTCTTGCAGAAAAAACGTTACGTTATTCACGTATTGGATGATGAAGGTATACCGATGGATAAGTATAAGTATACCGGTGTAGAAGTTGTGCGTAGTACTATGCCTGATCCTATTAAACCTCATGTTAAAAATATTATTGAAACTATGCTTAGTACTCAGAGTATAACTGAGACTAATAAAGCATTAGATAATGTATATGATATCTTTAAGAATCTACCTGTTGAAGATATAACGTTTGTATCGGGTATAAAAGGTTATGAAAGATATGCATCTCAATGTGATGGGTTTAAAACTGCTAAAGGTATGCCTATTCATGTTAAAGCTGCTTATCATCATAATTTATTGTTAAAGCAGTTTGGTATTGCTAATGATTATGAAGCTATTAGTTCAGGTGATAAAGTTAGATATTTTTATGTACAACAACCTAATCCTTATAAGTTATCATGCTTAGCATATAAGTACTACTTACCTCAAGAATTTAAAGATAAATTTGTAGCAGATTATGATAAAATGTTCGAAAAGATTCTTTATAATGTTATTGAACGATTTTATCAAAACGTTAACTGGACGCCTCAAAAACCTGGTAGTGCAGTTCAAACAAATTTATTCGAACTTTTAAGTTGATTATTGGTTTTAATATATTAAAATATTAGTATGTCAGATAGCAAAGATTATAAAGTATTTATTGATAACGCGGGACGATGCCTTTTTGGTGAAATCACTCTTGAAACGGATGATTTTATAACGGTTAAAAATCCTGTTATGATTACAGTTCAACAACAGCAAAATGGGCAAATGGCAGTACAACTGTTTCCTTTATTCTTTGCTGAATTCGTAGCACCGAGAGGTAGCGATCGCAGTAGTGAATTTACGTATAGTAAAGCGTCTATTGCAACTGGTGGTGATTTTAATATTGAACCAAGAATTGTTGATCAATATTTAAAGATTGTAAATCCGGAATTGGTACCAAACCAACCGGTAAATGATAACCCAGCTGGGGAACCAGAGGTTATTAAACTATTCGATGAAGAATAAGGATTTAAGATATATATGACTGAATAACCCCTGCTTATAGGTGGGTAAGGTATCGGAGCTTGATGGGGACGGCCAAGTGGAGAGAACCATACAGAGTAAACCGAGT